CACTGTATCCCGAGAAAACGTAGTACCCGATGCTGTATAGGTGCCGATACCTACCTCCCACGCACTACCACTGGTCAAAGTGTAGTATGTGGTATTAGCATCGCCAATAGTAGCAAACGACTGAAAGCCGGAAGGGGCAGTACCACTAAGGGTAACTGTGCCCGTTCCGGCTGTAGTAGTCGTATCCTTTACGCGGTCAGCAAGGACTAATGGCATTGTTTTTCCTTACGCTATACGGATAATAGCAGTAGCCGCTGCCGCTGCGGGGAATATAATCGTAAAGTCACCATCCGTTGATGTTTTATCTGAACCAAAGTCCAACACAGCCACAGCAGGGTTAGTTAGCGTACCGCCAGCGTTTGAAAGCGCCGAAGGTGTAGTATTATAGATAAGCGCCCCCCGTGCCGTAATTGTCGCGTTGGCAAACGTAAGGTCGGTGAAGTCTGTGAAGCCTGTAGTTCCAGACGTCACGGAGCCGCCTAGATTGGATAGCGTACCACCACCAGCGGTATAGTTTGTACCTGCAACTTCGTTCGTTGCTGAGTACGCTGTCGTAGTAGCATCAAGATTTGCTGACGAAGTGTACAGCGCCAGCTTGAAAGTGTCACCGCTGGTTACGCGGAAGTCGTGTACAGCAAGCATAAGCTCGCCTTTGAACGATGTTGTCATTGCTTGAGTAATTGGCATATTAGCCTCCTATACGTCTAAAATGGATATCAACTCTGGATGCCCCACTTGTTTAAATTTGTTGACCAGAGTGACGTTATGTGACCGCACAGCTTCGTGCATATAATGCACAAGAACCTGCCTGATGCTGTCCTTAAAAGCTTCAGCTTGGTCACGAATAGCAGGGTGCGATACGCTACCTACGTATATAATCTTATCTAAGGCACGCTCCGCGATTTCCTCGGGGGTGAACCCACGGTTTTCAGTCGTCATTACCATGACATTACCAACCGTTCCTGAACCTGCATCAAACATAATATATCCTTATACCACCGGGGAGCGGGCTTGGCCGCTGCGGTACATATCCTGCCTATTCTTTCCTTCGCCTAGCTGCTTAAGCATAGCCATCGCGTCGTCGTAACGCTTCTGGTAGCCAGCAAGGACGTCGGGTTCGCCCTTCATAAAAGTATATGCCTCTAGCAATGCGCCATAAAGTAATACGCTATCAAAGTTATCGCCTAGCCAAGTAGTACCAGCCGTGACGATGGACTCCGGGTAATAAAAATAGTGTAGTTCTACGTCGTAATCTGCGTCAGGCGTTGGTCCTAAGATGTATGAGTTCTCGTCAAAGTACGCGTAGTACTCTGGTTGGCCTAGGGCGTTAGGGTTAGGGAATGACTGCCTAATGAAGCTAACATCCTTGTTGAGCAGGTACGAATACCGCCCACTAGCGTCGATAACAGCCATAGAGAAGTTAGCAAGCCAATCTGTAGGTACCGCCAGATATTTGTTGGTTGCCGTACAGCTACCCGTGACGTTCTTACGTAAGTCCAAAAGCTGCACTGTATTGAAGATGCGCTGCTCGGCCTCTTTGACGAACGTGTTAATCTGCTCTGTTGAAGTAAGCGTAGCTACGCCCGACCCCGTGGAGTCGGTCCACGAAGTGTTAGGGAAGTCGTTCTCGACATACCCTTTAATTGTCTCAAACAGAGCAGCATAGTTCATCGTTTAGCCCATTTTCGTGCTGCTGTGCGTACCCTTAGTAGCTGCACCAGTCCCGCGAGTTTTTAGTGTCTGAGTGTTAGCGACGTTGTTCGGATAGCCGTTGTTGCCAAGGTTAATCCCAGTGCTGCCAGTCATAGTATGCGGCTTAGCGTATACTTCGGCAGGACCAACTTCTTTGTCACCCATTTTCATACTGAACTTAGCCATATTAAATACCCTTCTTAGGTACGCTGCGCATAGACTTTTTCTGGTTAGCGACTTTAGCGAGGTTCCGGCCCATAGCCTTCATCTGCATGTTAGTCTTACCCCCTTTTGCAAGCTTTGTCATAGATTGACCCTTATGCATCGCACGCTCGTGCTTGTGCACGGCTGCTGCGGCGGTAGCCTTGTCCTGCTTCATGTCTTTCTTATCCATCATCAATTCTCCGTTTGCACCGTTACGGTGCCCACTGCACCACTACCTAATAGCGTATTTGGAAGGCCAAATAAACCCAAAGGATTATTTAATCCCACAGGGTTCCACCCCCACTGAATTATCCGGCTACCATCAGTCGGATTATTGTTCACATTGAGCCCCGCTTGGAAGTAGCTATTATCTGGGCGTGGGTCGCGCAGCGCCTGTGGGTCATATACAGGATACATACCCAGCTGTAACTGAGGCTGGTCTGGCTCCCAGCATGACGGGCACACAAGAATATTGACGTTCTTAGTCTTGATGACAAGCCGCTTGAGCTCCTTCAGCTTATAGCGGAAGTTACAGCGGTCGCATTGCGCGATTGCCCATTTACCTGATGCGAAGCGGCTACTCATGGGTTACCTAAAATACATGCGCGGCGCGATACGCAACGACGCTTTTTCACGGTCCTCATCTGATGCTTGCATCCATAGTTCTTCGTACTGCATCTTCAGACCCATAGAACGCTCTAGTGCACCGGGCAGCTTCAAGGATAAGTGATACGCAAGACCAGCCACCATACAAGGTACGAAGCGAAACGGTATATCTTGCGTAGTAAGACCATCACCTGCATCCTGCATGCGGCGCAAACGCCAGTAGACAAATGTGTAATAGTCGTCTTGGTTGGGAGTAGGCCATACATTAATTTGTGGGTTTGCAACACCTGTGCCCGGATAGTCTGCGCCTGACTGCCGATTAATCCACACCTGTATAGGGCGACCCTGAGCGTTCTTATTAGGTATAGTGGCATAAGTATCGACACTTATACGAGTTATATTAATATCCGTTTGCTGCTGTCCGGTCTGAGTACGTACCACATGCTCAAGTAGGTCTATGGTATCAATAGGTAAGTCATACACGGCTTGCCCCTGTACCATCGGGATTGAGCCTTGCTCAATCGTCCAGAGGTTAATACCCCGATTTGCCCACTCTATTGTGAGGAGGTTCAAGCTACGACGTGCAGTGCGTAGGTCATAACCCGTGCGAAGCTCAGCTCCACAACGCTCAAAAGCCTCTTCCACAAGGTCGTTGAGGTTCAGGTTAAATGTGCCGGTGCCGCTCGTCGTCATCTGAATTTTGCCGTCTTCTTAGCTATGGCCTTGGGCTGCTTAACAAACTGCTTACCCTTAGCGGTGCCTTCGCGCTTAGCCTTACTTGTAGCAGAGTATTCCTTAGAACTCAAAGCTTCTCGTGACTTCTTCGGTAGGTACCGCTCGCCCGTGGCTTTCTTACCTTGCGTAGACGGCTTACCTGACTTAGTGCCCCAGTCTTCCTTAGTCCATTTTGATAAGGATTTCTGAGCTTCGGTTTTAGGGCCACTATAGCTACCCCCAGACTTCTTATACCGCTGTGTAGCAAGCTGTGCCTTACGAGCAGACCACTGCCCCGGGTTACCCCCGCTGCTGCCAGCTTTTACACTGGCAACAATACGTTTCCATTTGGGTTCATCCGAGCGCGCCATTACTTTTTCTTCTTTTTACTAACCTTAGCTTTGCCGCCTTTCGCAAACGAGTTTTTAACTCCACGCATCTTGGCGGCACTCATATCTCCCATGCCACGGCTAGCACGCATTAGCAGGTTTTCCCGCCACGCTTGTAACCCGCCATGCCACCCATAGCCATACGAGCCTTGGTCTTACCCTTTACAGCGCAGCCATCAATTGAGCCGCCCTTAGCAAACTTCTTCATCGCACGGCCTTCGGTATCTTTCGACTTCTTCATCATAGCAGCGCCGAACTTAGTTGCTGCAAACGACTTAGCCTTAGCCTTACCGCCCTTTTTCATCCCACAACTTGCCATTTTTCCACCTTTCTTGTAGCCCGGACCTTCGGACCGGTTTGCACTTTGTACTACCTTACCTTCTTGAGCGGTCGTCTTCGCCTTCTTCAGCGAGTCTAGTTGAGCCTTGCTACGAGCCTTATCGGCTGCTGTTGGCTTTGGGGGTACAGAACCGCCCTTAGCCATTTTCTTAATCTTACCGCCCTTAGCTTTGTTATACATTCCAGACTCTACGGCGCGTCTGTAATCCTGTATAGCCCCCCTACTTGCGCCGGGGGCTTCGGCTATAACGCGCATGCGTGCTAGAGTATGTGACTGGCTATTTATGGGCTCAGTTTTATTCCTTTGTACTTTCAAATCTACAAAAGCTTGCCTATCAAACTTACTAGGCTTGACGGTTGGCTCAGTTGTATTCCTCCGCACTGCGGGCTTGACGGTTGGCTCAGTTGTATTCCTCCGCACTGCGGGCTTGCCTTCGCCAGCTACGTTCGTGTTGTAGCTCTTACCGCCAAACGTGAAAGTCTTGCCAGCGCCTAGGCGTGACCGGGCGTCCTTAAACGCCTCTTTGAAATTCTTAGGCTCAAGCTTCGACTCAAGCTTCGACTCAAAGCTTGCCGAGGGTGTTGCTTTAATCTCGGGGTCAGCAGATACCGTTTTGACTGCGCCATACTTGCGCGTCTGGGTGAGGTTGCGTTCGGCGGCTGTCTCGGCAGCGCGGGTCTGGGTGCGGTCAGCGCCAGTACGTTTAGCACGGTCATCTTCTGCGTCAGCAATGCGTTGTGTACGCTTGGCCGCAAGTACTTCAGCGGCCTTACCAGTTTTACCCGCTGAGTCCTTCTTGAAGTCTTTTTCAATATCAGCCATACGACGGTCGTAACGCCCTTGAGCGCCGCCAGCAGCGAACTTGAGTTTCTTACGCGCCATACTAATCTCTCCCTAAACTATCGAGTTTGTGTTCTAAACGCTCAACGGCGCGGTCAAACCGCTCACCGAGCTTATCGACGATACTGTTCATCTCGCTGCGCGTAACATGCTCACGTGCAATTTCTTCCCGGGTCTTATTAAGCAGGACGCTTATATGGTCGAGTTGGTCGAACTTGCCTTTAAACAAGAAGGCCATAATACTCACCACCGCCGACAAGATGATGTTCCATATTGTCATCTCCATCTAACAATCCCACTTACGCAGCGACAACGCTTTGCGTGTCGGGCGACCTTTCTCATCTTTCATTGGACCCGGCATACCACTCATACGTGCACAGAATGACTTCCGGCGAGCAGCAGACTTAGGGGATTTCTTGGCTTGCTTTGCGCTAACCGGGGGCTTGATGTTTTGCCCCGCCGCCTTCAACGACGCACGGCCTTTGGCATTAAGCCCACCCGCAGGGTTCTTCCCCTCTTTACGTGTCCAAGCAGGTGTCTTGGGCATTAGATGAACCGCCCCTTGGTTTTGCCCTTGGTTGCGCAGCCGTCAGCGCGCTTAGAGGCAGTAGAACCACCTGCGGCCATCTTCTT